ACCGAGGTTTGTGCGAACATCTGCAGCGTTCGTTGCACCAGTCCCGCCCTGGTCAATCGGGAGAGCACCGTTGGTCCCTTTCTGTGCCAGCTTACCGATGCCGGGGATAGTCACGGGGGTGCCATTTATAGTTACCGTGATGCTCTGGTTTGCTGAGGTAGTAGCGAACGTCTCCCATGCACCGATATTCTCGTCATACTCTTTGATGAGTTGAGACATGGCCTGCGCCAGCCCATCAACCGAGAGATTGTCTGATACCAGAATGCCGTACTTCTGGCCGCTCAGCGCCGGTGATGCAGCAGGCGTTACCGTCAGGGACGTGGCGCTGTTCACGGATGAAATCTGGAACATCTGGACCGGGTTAGACATGACAATAATCGTCTGGCCAGCGCGAACCTGGCTGGCGGGTGCAGTCCAGTTTGTGCCGGTGCCGTTTGCGGTGTTTCCGTTAATGGCGATGGTGCCAGTGTTATAAAGCATATTTTCTCCAGGCAATAAAAAACCCCGCCGGAGCGAGGTTTATTTTGGAACAGAATGAGTTAATGGCAGGTGGTGCTGGTGAACGTGTTGGCGCTAACCCAGGTCCAGTTAAAGGGATAACCGGCGCGGTACTGGGTCTGATTGTTTTGTTTACGCACTCCGTAAATCTGGACGCTGTTTTCCTGCCCGCCGATAAGGGCGGTACCGGAACACACGGGTTGCTGTTTCTCAATAACGCCAGCGCAACCGGAGAGCAAAACCGCCACCGCCAGGCAAAGAATCATGTTTTTCATAGTGGTTATATCCCAGGGCATTCACAAGGTTACACAATAACAATATGAATCAACGGGATATAATTGATTTGGTAGATCAATTATTTGAAATTGATCGCTGAAAACGATCAATCGTAGTTGGCGCAATTGATGGCCATGATGACGTTTCTCATGTTTGAGTACGCGACGTTTTGCAGCCCTCCGGAGGGGGTTGTTTGCGGTCTGGCGTAAATTCGGGTGTTACTTCCCTCAAGTCTCGCCATGCTTTTGTAAATTGCCACATATGGCTGCGGTTGCCCTCCCGCTGAAACTACCCCTGTGATCAGACCGAGCATAACAGGCATGCAAGCCCACTTCCCCGCCCGGGTTGTGTTGATGTTGTAGCCTGAGCTTGCATCTACTCCGGCAGTACCTATGGTAACGACATCGCCGAGCGTGCGCGTCTCGTGGGTTAAAATCAGGGTCCCCGATGCATCCCACACGGCCATCCCGTAATCTGGCTTTGTCTGGGGGAAAATTGTGAAAAAATAAACGTACGCTGTGCCGGTTGCATTAGGTCTGAGAAAATCAATCGTGATGGTGTTACCGCTTACAGTCTGGGTGATTTCCACCTCGACCGTGCAATGAACGAAGGCCACAACGGGCTGACCTGAGGGAAAGGTGTGCGTCACCTTAGTATTGAAACCCGATGTTCCCTGTAGCGCAGCCGTCTTGCGCGCCTGCAATGCCAGCGGTGAGCTATTTGCTGTCACCCATACTTCGCCACTGGTAGTCGCAAGTAAAACGCCGTACTGCGCCATTTATGACCTCTCGATCTGGAAAATAAGAAAAGCCGCAACAGCGGGTTCAGTCCCTGCTGAGTAGTCTGTATCCCCTACTGAGGACACCGTTGCAGTACCACCGGAGATGGAGATCTTCCTCCTTCCCGTTCCCCACTTATCATCGTTCATGACCTGAAAGTAGGTCAGTTTGCAACCCGGTGGAAGGTCAACGGAAAAAGAACCTGTTTTCTGGTTAACGGCCAGCTGCAGAAAGCCACAAACGCTGACTGGCTTAATTCCATAGTTGTTAACCTTGCCTGATGCGTCCCATGTTTGAACACCGTATTCCGCCATCGTATCTCCTGAAAAAAAGAGGCCCCGTGAGAGGCCTCCCGTCACCATGTACCAGTGATTCTCCCGATCTGCACCCTCAACACATTGTTCGCGTCCTTAACGCTGATGGTCTGATTGGTTTGCTTCATGGCCCCCTCGCCCGCGGTTGAACCGTAGTTCTCAAGCGTGCCCGTTCTAAAGTTTATGGACAGGCCAGTCTGGTTCTGAACGTAGTTTACCGAGCTGATTGTTTCAGCAAGCTTCGCTCGTGTAATAGTGGCATCACCTATTACCGTATCCCTGATAATTACCTGCCCGTTTTGAATCACGAACGGAAGCGTAACGGTCGCGCCGGCCTGGTGGGTAACAGCGAAGCGGTCAGCCAGAAAGATAACCTGCGACTGCATGCCGGATGGCGTATTCTCCACGCCGATACCCATCCCCGCGGCGTAATACTGCCCGTTGCTGGAGACACCAACCTTGATGTTGTACATCGCGCTGAGGTCGCCATTAACGTTGGCTATCGCCTGAGCGTTAGTGGTGATGGCGGAGGTATGCCCGTTCACGGTCGCCGTAATGCCGTTTATCTGCGTGGCCGTAGCCTGCTGATAGTCGGAGAACGTCTGATTCAGGCTGTTGATGGATGCCTTGTTGCCGTTGACGTCCGTCTGCAGGCTCAGCAATGAACGTGCTGTGGCTTCCTTCTCACTGACGATCACCTCGTCGAGACGGTCCAGCTGAGCGCTGTTACCTGCGACCGATGCAGACAACGTTTTACGCGCGGCCACCTGCGCCAGCCCGTTCTGGATAATAGCGATAGCCGAGTTTTTTACACCTCCGGCCATACCATCCATGGACACGCTGATGTTATCTATACGCTGGCCAAGAGCGGTATCTGCCGTTGCTACGGTCTGCTCAAGCTGAGACAGAGATGACGACACATCCCCAACGTTACTTGTCAGTTCCTTCACATCGGTCTGAACCTGCCCGATGTCCTGGGCGTTTTGGGCTATCTTCTGCGCCTGCTGTTCGAGCTCATTATTCGCCTGCAGGATATCGTCAGCCATACCAGCAATTTTTTCGTTGCTGTCCACCGCGTTCTCGATCAGGTCCTTGAAGGTATCCGAGTCTTTAATCTCCTCCAGGATCACATCGGTGATGTCGGACACATCGATACTGGCCTGACCGCGCACCCATTCTGTGTAACCTGATTCGTTGCCGCTGCGGTCCACCAGCTGCGCGCGGTACCAGAAAATCTGCCCAGCCTTAAGGCCCATCTGCTGATATTTGCGCTGCGGGTAAGGCACATCGGCCAGCAGCATCGCATCGTCTTCGGTACCGGTCAGGCTGTACTGAATTTCCGTCTTCAGCGTGTCGTCGGTATTCGCGGGGAATCCCCAGTTCAGCTCGATACCGAATACCACGTTTTCAGAAGCGATGAAGCCAACCGGCTTCGGTGGGTTGCCCACTTTACCCGTCAGCGTTTTCTCTTCTGAATAGCCCCATCCGGACGAGATTTCTGCAGCATTGATTGCGCGTACGCGCACCAGGTAGCGCCCGGCATAAATCCCGGGGACGTCGAATGACGTGGTGGAGCTGCGCGGCACGTTAACCCAGTTACCGTCGTTGCGGCGCCATTGCGCTTCATAGGCAATAGCGTTCTGCGCCTGGTCCCAGCTCACGCGCATCGTTTCGATGCTGATATTTTGCTGCACCACAGAAAACGAGCTGATCACGATGTTCGCAGGCGGCGCCTGGTTACCCGGCGGGATAACACTAACCGGCCGCTGGTCAATGATGGCTCCGGTATCAATGCGTTCGAATTTATCCGGATCGTGATTTGCACCGACGATTGTGAACGTGCCGTCATTATTATCAGTTACCGTAATAACGCGATACTGCTGTGCGTAGAGCTCATCAGACTCAATGACCCACACGGCCTCAGCCACAGGCGTTTCGCTGTAAGCGGTCGTAACGGTCACTTTATTGCCCGTTATCGACTGAATGGTGCGTGACTGTGAAACACCCGATGGAAGATTGACAATCATCCTGTCGGCTGCCGAAGCATCCGGCGCCCTGTCCAGCGTCAGCACGCGACCATTCACCGCAGAGATACGGCCACCCAGGTCGCGCCCGGAGAGATTTCGGTCCGCTACAGCGATTACATATCCAGGCTGCGGAATGTTGCCATCTTCCCCTACATTGAAAGTAACAACGCGATCTTTATTGTTGGTGAGGATCCCCCATCGCCCTTTCCGATTCGCTTCTGACTGACGGGTACAGCCGATCGCAGTTATCTCAAGTTGATTAAACCCATAACGCGCAACCAACGCCTGCTCAAAAACAGGCTCCATCGCATCAGAATAAGCGTTATCAGGATCAGACCAAGACACCAGCGCATTGGTGTAACGGTTCTTTGTGGTGCTGCTGGAATAGATAAAGCGCCCATCAATAACGTTCGCATGCGTGTATGTAAAATCAACATCTCTCGGCATGTCCGCCAGCGCCACAATCTGGTCGTCGCCCCAGTAGGTCATCCCACGGAAGATGGCAGCAAAATCACGCAGGACCGTATAAGCGTCATTGCGTTCCTGAATGTACACGTTGCAGGTATAACGTGGTTCGGTACCACTTCCGCCTTTGCCGTCCGGTACCATTTGATCGCAATACTGTGCAACCTGGTAGAGCGTCCATTTATCTATGTTGGCCGTTGTAAGACGATCCCCAAGTCCGAAACGGTCGCTAACCACCAGGTCGTAGAAAATCCAGGCAGGGTTATCGGTCCAGGCCCATTTAAATGTCCCAGCCCACGTACCGCTATAAGTGCGGGTTTCGGGGTCGTAAGTATCCGGTACGCGGATAACGCGGCCGCGGGGCTCGCAGGAGATCTGCGGTATAGAGCCGTTAAACTGGCTGGAATCGAATTCGATATAAAGCAGCGCTGTGTTTGGATAGCGTAATTTGGCGTCAATTACCTCGGTGAAGCTCTGCAGCATCATCGTGTCGCCGATCTTCGCACTGTTGGCATCAGACGTAATCTTACGGAGTCGGATTGTCCAGGTGCTGCCAGCCTGAGGTAAATCAATACGGTGGCTGCGCTCGTAACCTGAAGTCGTTTTGCCGGTCACGCTGGTATTGAGTACCGTCTGCCATGTGCCACCGTCCGTCTGCAGGTCAATCGCATAATTAACCGAGTAACCGACCAGATCGCCGTCGTCCTCCTGCTTGAAAAGCGAAGGCCATTTCAGGCGCAGGCGAACCGCTGAAAGCTGCGTATTGGTAAACGTGCGCGTCCACGCTGTAGCGCTCGATACCTCAGTTCCCACGTTGATTTCGTTTTCGGTACCGGGTATGCCCTGAATATATTTTTGCGCCTGAGTTCCCGCGCGAAATTCCCACGTAACGCCGCTGAAGTTTTGAGAGCCGTCAGCATTCTCCAGAGCCGTTCCGTCCAGGTAGATATCTTTCGCCGTCAGTTGCCCTGCAAATTCACCCTCCCCCAGTGCAACGAGGATTTTTGCCTTTGCTACAGATTGCAGATCATCAGGCTGTTCGGTAGGGGTGCGGGAACTGGAGCTGCCGCCCTTGCGGCCTTTTATAGCGATTGCAGTTGCCATATTTGGTCCATAAAAAAGCCACCCGGAGGTGGCCATAACCAGAACGATGTTGAATTAAATATTATTTGATTAGCAAACCAAAATAGTAGTGTTCATCGAAAATGCGGAGAAAGCGAATTGCACAATTACGAACGTACTCTAATTGTTTCGAGCGAGGAATGTCACCGTGTCGCTGATAGTTCAGATAATAATATCCAACCTCATATTCATAATTATTAATGAAATCATCATGCAATGCGCTCCAGTATGTCATTACTCTATTTAAAAGGCCATTTGGTAAGTCATACCACCGAACAAAAGTTCTAGTTAATTCACTCCAGACATCATCCTCAAGTTCAGAATAGGCGAGCTTTTTGAATGTTAGTCGTAGTGACAATATTAACGCTACTCGTTCAGTTGGCATCACTTCTCCAATTTCTTCAACGTAGCCATCAAAATAGCGAAACACCTCATCTTTTGAGATTTCCTTATCTAATCCCAAAGATGCCAAAATCAAAAGATTTGAAGACTCAATGCCGGCAGCAATCTGGTTTTCTGCCCAGTTTGTGAACGCCCTCCTGTCCAAACCAGGCTCGTTTAATTTTCTTATTCCAAGCAAATCTTGAAAGTCTATTGCATAACCATCCATAAGCATTTCCACTCATATTATGCGTTCTTTCAAGAAGATACACTTAGCTTGGCACTATAGCTACTGCTGATCGTCAACATAAATGCCAGCAGAAATGATCGCACCACCGATGCGACGCTTACCATACAAAAGTGGTACCGGATTCCCCTGGGCTGTCGTATTTGTTACTCCACCAAAGGCATAACTGGCTTGGTTATCCGCAGATTGCTTACTGGCGAGTCCGGTTGTCTGTGGAGATAGCATCTGGACTACGCCGCCAATCGCCATTGATGTCCCAATCCCCGCCACAGCGCCCCATCCACCAGCGAAAGCGGTACCACCAATCCCGATCGCGGCGCCTCCCGTGACGAACGCAGCAACAGCGACAAGGGCAACCCCGAGGATTGTCTGAAACACCCCGGCTCGCTTACTGCCGATGATCACCGGCGCGATGCGGATTTCCTCTGTGCTCCTGTCCATACTGAGCTCATCGTTTAAGAGGTTTCGTTTCCCGCTGAATACCGCATAAGTTAAACCTCGTTGCTTACTGGTATTCAGGAAACGCTCAAAACCCGGCACGATAACGCTCAGGGCGCGGATGGCCTCTTTTGGTGAAGCTACTGATAAACGATATTCACGCCCGAATGTGGCACCTAGCACGCCGTACAATCGAATTGTGCGGACCGGCTCAGCATTAAGTAATGCAACCATTTTTCCTCCATAAAAACTGTCACAGGCAGTTATCAGAAACAGTCTTTAAAGCGCAGTATTTTCATTGTGCGCTCACGCCAGTAGCCGCCATACGGCACGCGCTGGCTCAGATGCCCATAAAGGTGATGCAGTAGCATGTTGCCTTCCAGCAGAATCCCCGCATGATTCCACTTATCAGCCTGAACCTGCATGATCACCATATCGCCAGGTTTTGGCGGCCCGTCGAATTCACGGAATCCGCACTCATACCAGCAATCCTGATAGAAGTTGTCCGGATAGTCGTTTTCCCACCAGGGATAATCGACCCGGTAATCGTGAAGCTCTATCCCGTACGTTTGCCGGTAATAGCTCATCACCAGCCCCCAGCAGTCAAAGTGACCAAGCACAAACGGACGCTCGAGCAACGGCAGTTCTCCACGCGGCTGGATGGTCCGTAAATCCCCCTCCGGCCAGCTCACGATATGCCAAGGTAAAAGGGTTGCATCGCATTGCGCTTTATCCAGTTCGCTCGGTTGCGTCGAGGCATCAGGGTGACTGTGAGCGATAGCTATGACCTTCCCCCAGTCCTCAGCAGCTGCATAGTCTTCGGGGCAAAGGACAAAATTGTCCTCCGGCGCCGCGGCAAGATTCCGGCACGGGAAATAACGTTCAACACGGCTTTTCTGCGCCACCACGCCGCAACACTCGCGAGGATACTCAGCTGCAGCATGGGCCATAATCGCATCGATGGTTTTCTGACGCATATCAGCTCCTGATCAAAGACGTGCCCGGGAACCCACCGAACGGCAGTTCGTTGCCGTCTCCATGCCGGAGCTTACAGGCCGTGAGCGTGCCGTTGCATTCGTCCAGAGAGGGGTCACTCACCGGGTTGTTGTTTTTATCGAAATAGCGGGTTCCGGCATAGTCGCAGCCGTCGCCGGTACGATATTTATTCCGGATACACCAGGTACACAGAGAATGAAGTTGACGTGTAGGGATCATCTTTCCCTGTAACGACATCGGGCTATCGAGTACGAATTCGATACTTTCGCCCGGAATTTCGCTGCTTTTGCTATCAATGTAAAAAACTCGTTTTCTGACCTGTTGCGGATCAGCTGTTGCGTTACCTGCAGGGAAGTTTTTCGCATCGAGATAGTGCGAATAGGTGTCATGGATAGTGACTTTCGCCTGTAGCATATCGTCATAGGCAAGGCACAGCGCTGTAATCTTGCTTTCGATATCTGCAACCGTCAGCGTTGGCTGGGCGCTGTTGCCTTCTGTGGATGCTTCAAGCCCTTCAATTTGATACGGCCAGGCGGCATATTCTTCCCCCTGCCACCAGATGCTTTTCGCCTTCAGCTTTGATTCATCACCACCAGCGGCGGCGATTTCCTCTTCCGTGTGCGGGAGGTTGTACGAGTGAAATCGCAGTACATCATCCACGCCGAAAGTAGAGCCATCAACTTCGATAAGCTGGACTTTGTTTCCGGGCTCAAGGCTTTGATAGTCTGCTGTGATCATGGTGCGTACGCCTGTTTGAATGTTGCGGAAATGGTTATGACTTTGCTGGATAAGGGCTGTGACTTGATTGATTCGGCCTCGATACGATACAGCCCTGTTTCGCCAACTGGAGATGTCCAGATGAATGATTTGGTGACGTGAGAACGAAAGAACTTCAGGGCCTGAAGCATGTCCGCTTTTTTCCCCGTGAGTGTTACAGGCCAAGACTGCTTTTCAGGATTAATGCCTTCCCCGGCGATCTGCTCATAGCCGTCTCCAAATGTTGCAGAGCGCGTTTTAAGGCTGAACGATCCTTCCATTCCCGCCTGTATCTGTGTTCGCCACGTGAATGTTTCGATTGTCATGCTTTCTCCAAGCATAAAAAAACCGCCTGAGCGGGTTATCGTGATTTGGAAGCATTCCAGATGAGCCCTCCAGGCCTCAATTGCTTCGCAATACCTTCGCGCACTGACTGATCAATAGTTTGCTTAAAGGCTCGGGACATCGCATCACTACCAGCGTTTGTTTGCTGTTGCGGGTTCTGGTTCTGCACAACAACAGACGTTTGGACCGTCACATTCCCTGAACCAGCAGCCTGTAATCCGTACATCGGTGCGTTTCCGACGTAGCCGCCGTTTGCATACCCCTGAGCGCTCCGCATAAGCGTGTAGAGATTACCGACACCCAGCGCACTGGTAGCCTTCTTGGTGAATACGAATTCACCACCATGAACCACACCTTTTGGCTGATATTTTCCTCCATCCCCGGTATAGCCAACAGCGCCGCCATTAGCGTACTCAGGAATAAAGCCGCCAGACCATGCCTGTATTCCAAAGAAATTACCTATTGCCGTGCCACCAAAGGCTGACTTCATTCCATTAACCAGAGCCAGTTGCGTCAGCATCTGGGCGATGCCCTTCAGGAAAGTAGACAGGAAATCAGAGAAGTTAGATTTACCAGTAGTAAAAAAGTCAGTGAGCGTGCTGGCCATCCCGGTGAACGTATTGCTGGTAATCGTCTGAACCTGCGAGTAAACATCGGTCGCGCTGTCTTCAAATTCAGCCCAGCCCTTTTTCGCGCCAGTCAGCCAGTCTCCACGTAACCTGTCCTCTGCCTCATAGTAATCATTCGCCGCTTTAAGCTGCTTCTGATAACCCTCGTCGTCAAGCGAACCGCCAGCATTCGTCCAGCCAGCGGCAAGCTGACTCTTTGCCAGCTCACGTTGTGCCTGACGGTCACTCATCCCTGCACCGTTCACTAATGCAGCCTGCTTCTCTGCCATCTGCGTGACGTATTTCTGCGAGGTATCCATTCGCTTGTTCAGCTGTTCCTGTGCGGTAATCTGATCACCTAACAGGGCTTTCTGCCGTGCCAACTGAAGCACCTGGTCTTTACTCGCCAGCAGGGATTGTTCCTGCTTTGTCAGTGAACGTGAACGTGAGGCCTCCTCCAGCACCTGAAATTTCGCTTCAGTCGTCCACAGATCTTTGCGCTGCTGGCTGATAGTATCGTTCAGCCCTTTATGCTGCTGCAGCGCGCGTAACTGTGCCTGAAGCGCCAGTAACTCGGCCTGGGCAGCATCTGTGCTGCGATCGCCAGCTGATAAAGTGCCCTGCTTCCCGGTTTTGGTCTTTTTGCCAAAAGCAGCGACTCCTTCCCGATCCTTCTGGGTGGTTGCGGTACTTATCTTTCTGGTCGTATCGAGGTATTTACCTGCACTGATATCAGCGGCATCCCAGTCTTTTTTCAGCTGAGAGATGCTGTCGCCATAAGCACCGGCCATTTTTTCGTTGTAGTCCTGCCATCCCTGCAAAGTATCTGTTTTCGCCCAGTCGGGAACGAGGTTAATCGCGGCAGCGATAGAGGAAGAAATGATCTGGTTCAGCTTCTGGAAAACGATCGCAACGCTGTAATAAATTGCGTTGAATTCCTTCAGGGTGTTTGATGCCAGTTCAGCTACCCACTGACCGATACTCTGCATGGCCTCAGACGCCCAGCCCTTGATATCCAGCCACAGGCGACCAAACGGTGTCAGCGAGTCGTAAGCCTGCTCCCCACGTTTTGCCATCGTATCGCCAAACAGGTCCATAGCCTGCGTAACGGCCGCGGTCTGGTCCTTTTGCTTGATCAGATCGTCAACATGCTTAAGTTGTGAAACTGTCAGGAAATTATATTGTTCGTTGAGACTCTGCAGCGCTTTAACAGGGTCTTTTTCGATGTCCTTATAAGCTTTGGTAATGTCCTGCGCCGAGACTATACCGGTTTGAACTGCCAGTGCCGTAGAGCTCGCTGCTTTTTCAAGTTGCTGCTGTGTCAGCGATCCCATGCCAACCAGCTCAGTCATCAAACTCTGAACGGTTCCTACAGTAGCGCCAGTAGATGCAGCAATAGACTGGGAGGAAGCCATGATCTGGAGCGCTGACGTGCCGGCAATGTTGCCAGTCCTGATAATGGCCTGGTTAATTTCGTCGTAGGCTGTGAAGTAGTCCGACCCCGCTTTTGCCGCAACCAGAACGGCACCAGCCAGGCCACCAATGGCCATTCGGGCAGGGGTCACAATCGACAACATCGCTTTCAGAGCATTGCCAACACCGCCAAACGAGTCACGGAGCTGACCGCCCTGCTGAATAGCAACCATATAAACCGGCATACCGGAAGCCAGTGAGGTCACAATGTCGGTAATTTGCATCGGGAGATAACGCATAGCATTGCGGTATTGCCCCGCGTTGATAGCCCCAGACTTCCACGCTTCCTCCTGCTCTTTCAGCTTTGCGATCATTGGTGCAGCACGGTCAGATACGCCGAGTTGGGCAGCTTTTAGCTCTAACAGTTCTGCGCGCGTTTTTCCGATTGCTGTGACCTGCTCTTCCAGCGAATCGATAAAGGTTTTGCCCGCCGCAACTGCACGCTGCGCTGCCTGAGCCTGCTCAATGCGAGCCCGGCCCTCTGCGGTCTCAGACTCCATTACCTGTGCCAGTTTTGCCCGCGTCGTCTCAAGCACGCTGTTGTAACGAGTAAAATCCTCGTCTCCCACCAGCCCTTTACCGCGAAATTTCGCCAGGCTCTCCTGGATAGTGTCCAGTTCATCCAGCGCCTTGTTTACCGGGCTGATTTTATTCAGCAGGTTCTGCAGTTCCTGACGCTGCTGCTTCAGGCTTTCGCTGTTTTTCTTCTGGTTATCGACACCGGTACGGAACGTGCTGTTCAGGTCATCCGCTTTATCTGCCGCGGCGGACGCGGTCTCCTGAAAGCGATCCAGTGCCTGGTTACCACGCTCCAGTTCACTGGTATTTACGCGTAAGGAAATCGTGGCGATATCGTTACTCATTCCGCCCTCTCTTTATGCATAACTTTTAGTGCGGCGCTCTCCATGATTCGGATGTCCGAAAGCGCGGTTGCCTCGTCCTCGACGTGGTGCAGGCGCATTACCCAGGGCAGCACGTTGTAATCAAGCCCTGATGCGCCTCCCATCCCCGTGCGCCACTGCGTACTGACAGCCTGAAACACCAGGAATGAAGGCCATACATCTGGCCAGACGTCGATGTATTGATCGTCGTAGTCATCCGGCGAAAGACCATAGGGCGCCAGGTCTGCCGCTGTGGGTTCAGGCGTATAGAATGCAGAGGCAACCGATATCAGTTTTTTTCGCGCTGCCCCATCAGTTCGCGATAGTAGGTTTCAGGGATAGCCTTCATTGCCGCCGGATAGTTTTCCAGCAGCACCGACAGGTTTTCTGCGTTGAAAGCATCGGGAAGTGCCCAGCCAGAAATGATTTCCATCAGAAAATCAGTGGCGGTTTTGCCTTCCAGTTTTTCTAGATCAGCCAGCTCTTTAAGTGGCTTATGATTGAACGTGAAGGTCAGCACGCCATCCTCATCGCCGGCGCGCGGGATCGAGACGTTGGCCTTAAATGTTGGTTTGGGCTGGAGGGTGAATTTGGTAGCCATTGATACCTCTTACGAAAAAAATGCCTCCGCAAAGGGAGGCAAAGAAAAATGAAAGTTTTGACGGGTCAGGCGGCAGCGTCGGTCAACTTATAGAACGTCATCGCCGGTGACTGCAGGTTCAGCACCACGCTCACTGTCTCTACCTCGTTAACCGCTGTGGTCGGCGTGTCATCAAAGGATACCGTGGCCGCCCAGTACCGATTTTCCTTCGCCTTTGGCACGTACATGTACGCTGCAACTGTCTCTTCATCTTCATCCAATTCGCGCAGTAGTGGATAAACCGGGAGCGCGGAGTCATGTGCAATCGAGTAGGTCTGAGAGACAGCAGATTTATAGGTATTCAGGTTGCGCTGGCGATCATCGCTGAGGAACTGAATCTGCGTGGTGTTCTGATCACCACCAGATTTCGATACCTCAGTGATTTGTGGCAGCTCGGTCCATTCTTCAATTTTGCGAATAGAGCCGGAACCGCCGCCCGCCGCGTATTTGTTTTTGTTGGTGGTGTTGATGTTGCGAAGAGTTACTGCATTCTCCGCAATCGCGTCGATTTTCGCGATAACGTTATCAATACCCGACCAGTTGCAGTTCACGTGAACGATATCGCCGACCGCTATATCGTCTGCGGCGCTAACGGTGATCACCGCGTGCTCAGCATTCGTCGCGCCGGTGAAAGTAATGGCCGGGCCGTAGCCCGACGCCAGATAAACATGAGCGCCGTTAGGCAGTGCAAAGCCCATAATGGTTTCTCCTTTTGAAACGGGAAAACCGGCTCAAGGCCGGTCAGTTGCGGGACATCACAGAGGGAATCACTTGGTAATGTCTGCCCGATAATTCAGGCTGACAGGAACGGAGTAGGACACAGGTGTAGGGACACCGCGGAATATGCCAGGCGTGCTGCTAATCCAGCAGGTAAAATCTTTGCTTGCAATTTCCAGCCCCTCGGGGAACAATTCCGCTACTCTGCCCGCCAGGGCAACGACGGAGGTACGGCCGGAGCCGGCTGGCGCTACGACATTAATCTGGTACACGCCAGAATAAGTCCGGCAGCGCAAGCCGAGATCGATTGTTCGCGGCGTAACGGGCATATCGTGAACGGCCAGGTACATCTCGTTAGCAGGAGGTGTGAACGGCACGTTCTCCCATGCAACCGAAATGCCCTCGGCATCGGCCCAGGCACCCAGTCTGGCGGCCAGTGCAGATGCAATATCTGGAATCACTTAGTCACCTCCCTGACAGCTTCCTCAAAGAAGCGTTGAAACTCAGCTGCAGTTATGCGGACCATGCCGCCCGGAGCCTGTGTGGAATGCCCCATTTCAAGCGGGTAGGCATAGGGCACGTTGTTGCAGAAATAAATGGCCTTCATCCCGACTTTGAAGAGCGACAGCGTGTAGTTCCCGGCCGCTTTTGTCAGATCACCTGTCTTATCAACCCGGCCTGTCTCGTCAGTCGTTGGCGCATCAAAGGACACCTGCCAGTTACCGCGAAAGCGTCCGCCCGTATACCCTGGCGGTGCTTTGATATCCATCCCATCCACCACCCGGGCTTTTTTCTTCAGTCGCCCGGTTTTGGTCAGTTTGTCGGGATTGGCGCGCTGCGCCTCGTTGTGGTCGTAAACAGCGCGATTATAGGAAACGGCTGTCTGGTTGACTTCCCATAACTCCGGGTTGCCCACTGGGGACATCATCACCAGTTGATTAAGGATCCGAATGCCGACTGCGCGTACGACTGCTTCCTGATTCGTTTTCGCCTTATTAACGAAAGCCGTGATTTCAGCCAGGAAAGCCGCGTTCTCGCCCATGCTAAGCCCTCAGTTGCGCTTTGTAGCAGAGCACCAGCACGGCAGGTTTTGCCGGGTTCGGTTTGACAACACGGTAGGCTGTGCCGTCAATATCAACCACATCACCGATTTTAATTTCCTGCTCAGCGGTGAATACGATCTGCACGTCGCCGTTAACGATGACCGTTCCATCAATTTCGCCTGGCGCGTATTCGGTCTTCACGCCCACAGCAGTAAAATGGACCGCTTCAGTTTTATGCTCAACGCCGCTGATAACCGTTACCGAGCCTTTACGGGTGACGTTGTACGTCGCGCCGTTCTGCCTGAGCATGCGGGTCGTTCTGGCCTGCATACGTTGGTAATCAATCGCCATATCAGGCCCTCTCAGCAAATGCATTGATGGCGTAACCACGACCACCAGCGAGGTCGCCCAGCAGCGCCATCACGGCAGGATAGGACGGCGTGAAGACTTCCCCATCTGCGACCGCATAGGTAATGGCTACAGCACCTTCCACACGTTCAGTTTTCACAGCGGCTTCGCGCACGCTTGAGAGTAAATCGCCGTCGATTGCCTCTACCGCCAGCATGCACTGCGCGGTTATAACCTGCCGTGGAACTTCATCCGGCGGGCAATCATGTTCATCCAGAACGACATTCACGCGTGGCCATGCCAGCGGCTGGCGTGGGTCTGTTTTTGAGCCAACCCAGTCCAGCCCCTCCAGGTAATCCATTGCCTTAATCAGCAAAGGTGTGAGCTTGTCAGGCAGTTCAATGCCGCGTATTTCCGCAAATGAGACAAGATCCTCTTCACTGGCGTAGCTGTTGGCATCAGGAGAGGTGATATCGGTATTGATCATCGAATCATCCTGTTTATGGGGCTTTCGCCCCATTCGTTATTCTCCGGCAGGCGCAGTGAAGGTAATCTCATCAGTGGTTTTCGCCACTCCTTCAACCGTGCCGGTTACCGTGAAGGTGCCAGCAACGTCTGATGTGAGTTTCACCGTTGCACCACCAGCAGAGCCTGTTTGAGAACTGGCCGTGCTGAGCGTGCCACCTGTGGACGTCCACGCTACGGTTTTACCGGATACACCGGAGCCATTCAGCGTGTACTTCAGAGAAACAGTTACCGCGTCTGTGCTGTCAGCAGTTGCGGAGGTTTTATCCGCTGACAGCGTTACTCCCCCACTGCGGATTCCAGTTTAATCAGCACGCCTGCCGTAGATTTGTTGCTGGTGAAGTGCTTCTTCCAGTTACCTGCAGTGCCGATTTTGGTCAGGTCTGGGTTATCGCCTTTGGAGGTATCCCAGCTGTAACCCAGCAGGTCGACATTCACCACGCCTTCAGCGCGGTATCCGATAGCCAAGTTTTCCTGGTCGTTGATGTCGTAGGAACGGAAGCCCGGCGCCTGAGACTCGGTGACGGTAACCGCTCCGGCCACCAGCCCAAGGATCGCATCAGCGTCCATGGTGTCGGTAACCAGCACAGGTTTACCCAGGGTGCCTGGTTGGCCACCGTAGACCACCACGCCTGCTTCTTCGTAGATTTTGTTGGCGATCGCCTCATCCACGATGTCGAAGTAAGTGGCGGAGTGCATAACGAAGAGCACAACACGGTTGAACTTGTCGCCGTACTTACGCAGGCCGCGCGTCAGGGTCTTCTTACCGTCTGTTTCGATATCGGCGGTGACCACCATGTCGGCGTTAGCACCAATCGCCGCAGTCAGCGCTTTCAGGCCATATTTCACGTAGCCTTCCAGCGTCGCGTCAGCCACATCAGTGCCGATCACTTCGGAGAACTCGTCAACCGAGCGGCCGCGGCGTTTGAACGCTTCTTCTGTTGTTTCGTATGGACCGTATTTCCACGGCGCTTTGACGGATACGGCTTCACCGGCACCAATCTTCTTACCCGTCACTTTTTCGGTGGAATTAACGTCACGCGATTCGATAGAGCCGCCAACCTTGTAGAAGGCACGCTTGCGGAAGTCGCCTTCAATCAGCTCGTTATCCAACAGGATCGCTCCGTTGGAGGACGCGTTGAAAATAGCCAGGTTGTCCTGGCGGCGCTCGAGGAAAGCGGTCTGCGCCAGGTCGTCATAAATAATCAGGTCACTATTAACAGTGGTAGGCATGGGTTAATCCCTTATTTCGGAAGTTTGAGGAAGGCCTGCTGGCCATGCTTGCGGATGTAGTCCGCTTTGTCGCTGGCGCTCATTTCGGAACGTTTCAGGCTGCCACCGCCGTTTGGTTTATGTCCGCCCGCGCCGGTACCTTCTGCGCGTGGAAACAGATGCGGAGCCGTCTCCTTAAGAGACTCCGCCCATTCGAGTGGACTCAGTGGCGTTTTGCCGTCTTTACCGAACAGAACATCGCCATTTGCATCAACTGCTACGGCCTCGCCTTCGTCGTTGAGCTGGAATGTGCCTTTGGCACGCAGAATCAGATCGTCGGATGCTTCCGGCAGCGCACCAGCTTTGGACGCTGCTGCACGGATTGCATCCCCCAGAACTCGATCCCGGAATTTGTTGGAGAACGCTTCAGCTTTGTCCGCGCGTTCATTTGCGGCTTTAATCTGCTTCTCCACATCAGCACGCAGACGCTCGGTGCGCTTATCGAGCACCTCATCAATTTTCCCGGCGGCAATCAGCTTTGCCTCTTCGTCGTCGGAAAAACGCTGGAGGATCCCACGTACAGCATCAGGATCGATACCATCGAAGCGTGACAGGGTTTCTTTTTGCTGCTTGATGGTGCCCAGCAGCTCAGAGTTTTTTGATTTCAGGCCTGTGACTTCGCTGGTCACACGCTCATCAATCAGCTTCTGGATTTCTGGCGTGATTTCGATACCACCGCCACCGCTGCCCTCTCCGCCGCTTTCTGGTGCGTAAAATTTCAAGAGCATGTTTCGAATTAACATAATTTCCCCTTGGGATTTTGCCGGGCCTCGCCCATAAAAAAGCCCCGGCGGATGTCAGGGCATGAAGAAAGTAATGGTTGTTAGTAGTCAGTACCTGAGAGCTGCTTCAGACGTTCCAGGCTGATCCATTCGCCTTTGTCAGTGAACATATCAGCCAGGTCGATTTCACCCGCGCGGAACAAACGTCCACGCTCGGCACCAAGAACCTGATCCTGGCGTTGTGCTGGCTGGCGTGCGAGCCATTTCAGATACGAAGTTTTACCCGGTACCTGTCCATCCATGCTGGCCCGAGTCCCCTCGTCCATCTCGTCGATATCGATGCCAAGTTCACGCCACGACTTGAGGATCAGGGTTTCGGTAGAACGACAGCAAAAATGAATTTTCCCGGGCCCCTGCAGGTAAGGCACCTTATGCCCGACCGGTTTGTTATCCAGGGTGTAGCGCAGCAGGTCACGAATAATGCAGTCATGACTTGTTTTATTGTCCAGCGTAGACAGCCACTGTTTGCCTTTCACGATATCGCTGTTGGCGCTGGTGAAGCTGTTACGCGCGGTGGCGGCCAGATGATTAACGGCCGTTTTAGCGATGCTGGCGGCGTTTGCCCTGCCCATCTGCAGTGCGCCGTCGCGATAATCTTTATTGGCGTGGCCGCGAACACTGCGCGCGATTGTTTCTACCGTGTCACCGGCAAGATAACCCCTGCGGACGGCGTTCACGATACGCGCCAGCCTGTCCGATTCCAGATTCTCCGCCCATTCACTCAAAAGTCGTCCCTGAAAGGGTTGCGCCATTGCTGCTGCATACACCATGTCGGCTGTAATGCCCTGCAGCGGATATCGCGCTAGCACCTGAGATGGCAGAAGGTAATCGAACAGGCTCAGCTGATAACTGGCTTCGTTCTTTGCCAGGGCCACCAGCTCACCCTCGAGCCCTGCCTGCATGGTAGCTACGGCCTGATGATTAAGTTCGCGTACGCTGCCCAGTAAACTCTGCAGACGATTAACGGTGAAGCTCTCCGGAGGCAATCTGTCCAGCGCATCCAGCAGGCGTGCCGACAGTTCTGCGTCCGTCTCGTTGAGCAACTTCACCATTCGGTTTGCCACGCCAGTGGCATAGCGGCTTAACCAGACGGAGTGTGCGATCGACTCATCGCGCAGGCTTTCGTTTACGGTTGCCATATCAGCCCCCGGTCAACGTTGGTGCCTGATTGCGAAGCGCATCAATTACCTCGTCCGGACTGTCGGCAGGGTCAATGAGATCGAGCTTCTGTAGTGCTCGAATCATATCGCTATCGCGCAGCGCACCGGACTGCCAGGCATTGACGATTGCCGTCACCATGCCCGACTCGGCAACCTTCGCAATGAATTCCTGGTTGATCGTGTAGCTTGTCGATTCGCCCTTGATGCCGAGATATTTCGCACACCAGGCAAGCGCCAGCGTGTAGGCCTCAGAAACGTTTGAAACGCAGATACCGAGCACGGATGTTGAGGATGTTTGCTCACCGCTCGCCTGGGTTGCCGTCTTCGCCGTGGCGTTCTGTTCAATCAGTCTGGCGCCCAGCTGCACCATGTAATCGCGCTTGCTGTCCATGGCCTCTTTAGCCAGCATGTTCGGCTGCGCCTGGGCATAGCCAAACGAGCCCTCTCTGGGAAGTAAAAGCGGTGATCGGGAACCAATTTTAACGCCCTTCTTCTCGAGGTGATCGCGCCAGCCGGTATCGAGCCCAGTCATGTACGGCTGCACCTGGCCACAGAACCACACGCTGTCCTCATAGTCAGCACTGTTACGATAATGACCGTGGTTTATCTCCACCAGCGCAGCCAGCGGTGAATCATCGATAGTGGGATCGTTGTTCTGAGCACCGACAAAGGTGAAAGGGATTTCGTCCCAGTAGTCCTTTCCTTTCGGCTTAGGGTGGTACTCACTGTCAACGGTGTAGGTTCCGCTTGCTGTGCCACCAGCCCGGCGCCATACCCGGCAGATGAACCGCCCTTCTTCCAGCGCCAGTTCGCGGTATTGGATTTCATCCTTGTAAGCGTAACCATCCGGCTCTTCAACACATTCGCGCAGGACCACCAGCACCAGCTGATCGCGTCCGTTAATTCGCTTTGTTCGCCAGTTGATAATGTTCTCTGCCGGATAACGGAGGATGATCGCCTCATCGGATGCTTCTGCGTAGTCGACATAAAGCCCCTCTCGTGCCACCTCCAGCACGTTCTCGGTCACCAGTTGCGACTGCTGATAGATGCTGGTACCGGCCCCGTCAGCATTGTCCAACAGGTATTTCAGCTTTTCAGGACCGTTAAACGTAGGGTCCTTACGATACGCCATCCCAAGCATGCCGATCTTCGTATTGCCGGCAATGGCGTAGAACACAGCGCGGCTCAGATAGTCCTCATTACGCTTTTTATTGCGTAATGATTTATCGGTTGGGTCGAGATACGGCAGATACTTATTACCTGCCGCTTTTACGGCCTCGGCCCCTTTGCAAAAGTCCCTGTATTTCCGCCAGGCAGCAGAAGCCGCCCGGTGTTCTGGTCGAACCCAGGTGATGTCGTCGTTTGCCATATCAGAAAGTGGTGTCCATGGTGATTGAGTATGCCGGCTTCACAATGGGGTAATCCTTCACGATGAAGTACCCACCAGCATCATTGGGGTGATCGTTATCAGCTGATTTGTCCGGTTCGCCATTGGCCGCCCAGATTTGCTGTTCGAGGCTTTCGGTGTAAACCGGGCAATTCTGCACATTCACCAGGTAGCGGCGTTCTCCGTTGGCGTTGCAGAACATGGCGTTCATCGAGTTGATGCGATCCTTAACCGGCGGGTTGGCATCATCAACAATGACGCTGAACCCGGCATCATTAAGCTGGGCAATATCGGTCTTGCTGGCGTTCTGCGATTTGCGTGAGTCGCCAGAGGCATCCGGATAGATGTAAATCTCCCGGCTTTTAACGTAGCGACCATCCTCGTAGCGCCAGAACTCTTCCTGAATGCGCTTAATCATCGCCGGCGTGTCGTAGACCTTCACCAACTCACGCACCGCACGCGGCAAGCCGTTACGCTTTACGTGAACAATCGCGGCCATTTTCCCCACGTTGAAGTCCATACCGATAAACAGCGGATCCCCATCCTGAATCTCGTCAGAACAGTTATTCAGCTTACGGTTGAACGTATGGTAAATGGTCCCGCTGTTGAGGTTGGTGAACTTGCCGCGCAGATAGGCCTGAATCAGTTCGTCAGGGTATGAGCTCAGAAGCGATGGAATGTAGTCAGGCGGCAGATTCTTTGCGTTGTCGAATGTGCTGGCCTGAATCAGACCGTACAGGGCCGCAAGCTCTGGCTTTTCACGTACCGCCTTCACGAACTGCTGGTAGACGAATTTGAAGCCCTCCGGCGTAGTCGTTACATCGATGCCGTTACGAAGCCCATCAACCTTGTAACGCATACGGGCGATAATTTTTCGCCAGGCCTGCTGCGCTTTAGCCGCAGCCATTACGTCCAACTCATCGACCATCGCGTTACCGATTTTGAAACCAACTATCGAGCCGGGCTTCTCCATCGAGCGGCAGATTGTGGTCCCGCGGAACCGTCGCCCCTCGTAGAAGTGAACCTCTTTGTTCCCCTCGTTGATTTTGACGCTCAAGCCCCAGTCAAAGGCCACCTCTTCAATCGTCGGATAGAAGATGTCACGAATTTGCGGGTACGTCGGCGCGAAATAGCCCTGGTTAATCTTCGGGTGCTCCCACATCCCTTTGCAGATGCCGCCACAACCCACCCACGTTTTACCCGAACCGAACCCGGCAACATAGGCTTTGAATTTGTGCTGCATCGCGAGGAAGCGCGCCTGAGGAATGTTAAGTGTCGGGCTGATTCCCATCGTCTGCCCTCGCATCCACTACGTTGATATTGATCTGCACTGGGGTCGGTTCATCGTCCTCACCATCACCGGCCAACTCTTTGCGGAGTTTCTCGACCTCAAGCTGCCGGCGTTCGATTTCAATCTGCTGCAGGCGCTGGGCGAACTCGCTATCGGCCAGGCCAAGTCGCTTCATTACCGCTTCGAACATTCTTTCACGGCTGATGGCTGTAATTTCGACGCCGTTTTTGCCAACCTTCACGCCGGAGTAAGCGAGACGGGAAGCTGCCGGAAGTTTGCGCGTATCAGGGAAGTAAGGCTGGCCAATACCATCGCCGTTGCAGCGCGGGCATTCTGGATTGGGCTCTTTATTGTGGTCGTAGCCGTAACCACCGGAATCTTCGGGTTCACGTCTGTCACGTTCAACAGCCTCAAGTCTTTTCTCTTCAAACTCGACAGCATCCCGCCACTGGTAGTGGTGACCGAAGCCCCAGCAGTAACGGCAGGCACCGCGGCGATACTGCGAAAGCTGGTTTGCATCGAAGGTGGCGAGCTGCCACATCTGCTCAAGCACTTCATCGGCACTCCCGATAGTGCGCACAATGGACGCTTTTTGCTGCTTCGCAATTGCCTGCGCAACTGAAGTTTTCTGAAGGAGTTGATAGCCGATTTGTTCAGCTGATTTTTTACTGTAGCCAGCTCGGATAGCAGCCCGAGTGGCGTTGTTGTCCTTCAGGTACTCTGTGACAAACAAGCGTTGCTGAGCAGTAAGTCCATCATCATCCATCAGCTCTTTTGCGCTTTGTTCTTTCTGCGCAGTGCGCACTTTTTTTTGCGTAGGTCTTTGCGCAGTTTGCGCAGAAGGTTTTTTGATATATCGGCGCGCGGTCGCGTAGTTCAGTCCCTGCGCTTCACACCAATCCTTCGGTGATACGCCAGTTGCGGCATGTTCGGACAGGAACCGTTGCTGAAGCTCGCCCCAGTCCGGTTTTGCCATTACTTACTCCAATAAAAAAGCCACCAGCGGATGCCAGTGGCTTGGGTGTGGTAATCACGAAGGGATTCGAAACCTTGAGCCAGAAGATGAAGGTCGTCTGCGCCATCCTCCAGCTTATAGCAGTGTTACGCTTCGTCCGGTTCGGTTTTACCCGGCATCTCGCGCACCTGACTAATGCTACTCAATATTATTGCAAGCAATTAGTGACCACGAGTGATATTTCCAAAATTTAACTAGGCTGATAACACATTTGTTATTATTAAAGTTGGGACGCCTAGCAATATAGCTAAAAACAAGAATATTTTAGCCAGCACCTTGTAACCTAGTCTAAACAGGTAAATCGACTCTGCAAATAATATCAGACAAAGGACCGGTGACAAGCCAATAAAAAAAATTGTTAAAGTCGAAAAGTCTACTACTGAAAACACCTTCCCCACCCTTATAACATAGATTTATGATTCAAAAATGCATCACCGCAGCGACACTTGAAATCATCAAAAGAAAAACACATAAGAGCGTTAGCCTTTTCATTTGAAGGCCATATGAAATCATCACCAAGCTCAAAAAAAGCACAACTAATGAAAGGCTGAGAAAAAACAATAAGTCATTGATGTTTTCATTTAAGATCAACATTCAAATGTTACTCTTTTATTGGGTTATACACCAATGATAGCGTTTATCTACAAAATTTTTATATATTTCTAACGATAAACGCCTGCCACCCAATATCTGCAAGTTGAACGTTCGTGTAGATTGTATCAATCAGTGGCCTCCCTTCCACCAGAAGGGACTGGTCTCTTATGTTCTACTTATCCAATGCCAGCGAGGTTGCTGTCACCTTTCATAGTACCAATCAGCGTAATCTACAAAACATACTGGCTATACGTCAATCAACAGGTGGCGACGTGCTTTGAGCCAGAACATATCTGGTGCGCTAAAAAGCAACCTATCAGCAATCTTAGCCAATGCTCACCACAGGCCAAGCCTAAGGAAATTCTTAATCACTGCCACTTGCGCTTGTTGATTCCCAGTTAAGTGCCAGGCTGTACATGACTCTGATGAGGAGTTTGCCAACTCCAGGGAAACATCCATAAAAAGAGCAAGTGAAACTGAGACTCTGGTAGCCCTCCATGTGAGGGCATTTTTTTACATTTCTGCGCTTCGCTTGTTAAATATCGAGTCTTTTCTACAATTTAATGGTGCTTTGCTATGTCAGGTAAAGCCGTCGTTCAGAAATACCCGTGTGCTCAAGGATGAGCCATCCCTAGTTCTTTCTCTCCTGCTCGATCTGCCTTATGCCAGCGAAATTATTGTTGCCCTTCTCAATTACGGCCAGTAGCGGCTTAATCCACAAGACTGCCTGGCAGTACGTCATGGAGCTGGTGGCAATGGCACGATCATCGGCTGTGTCAGGTCCATTGGAATCGGTGTGCATGGCGCTGGCACGTAAACGGTGCGCGTATTCGAGCAGCCCACCAGCAATGTCAGCAGGAAGAGGCAGATCACAGGTTTTTTCACGGCGGAGAATCTCCCGGTATTCGATTACGGTTTCTTCGGTGCTGGTGTCGATCAGGGAGTTAAGCCTGTTGGCATGTTCTGCAACCTGATTGAATCGATTGAAGTTGAATGCCTGAGTAGCGATTACCTGCTCCTGCAGAGCATTGTCACTGCGCAGAACCTCGTTATCACTCTGTAGGCCGTTGGTGTCTGAGCAACTTTTAACGAGTGCGACTGACAGACCAGCAATAACCACAACCGCGATTGGTAAAAGATTAAATTTCACTGGTCGATCCCCCAGCACGCCAGCGCGCTTTCCTGGTCGCGCCGTTCTACCTGACCGTAGCAGCCGTTCTTCTGACCTTTAGTCATGCGGCAATCGCGACCACCGTCCTTAATCCACCAGCGGATTGCCTCGCATGCCCCGCGGCGGTCACCGGCATTAATGCGCTTATAGAACGTGGACGGGAAGCACTTACCTGGCCCGATGTTGTACGGGCAAAAAGATGCGATCCCGGCTTTTTGCGGTTCGGTAAGCGGTACCATAATATTGCGATCAACCCACGCCAGAGCCTTATTGCGTTCGATGGCGTTCACTTGATTGCATTTGGCCTGAGTCAATTTCATGCCCTGCACAACCGGTTTACCATCAACCATCGTTGCGCCGCGGCAAATAGTCCAGATACCGCCACCATCTTTGTAGGACGTGAGGCTGTTACCCTCTTTCTCATTCAGAAACTGGTCGAGGATTACGGATGCAGGAGCACCAGCTAGTATCAGCCCCAGAACTGCGGTACTCAACTTTGCTCTGGATCCCATCACTCACCTTCCTTTTGTAATGCCTCAACGACCACGCTTGCAGCAGCAGGACGCTCGTGAAGGGGTTTATCACCAACGCCTTTCAGGTAGTCATTGACCATTTTTGTTCGCTTCTCATCCTCTCTACGCCTGCGGTTTGCATCTACCCGCCCGTTAATGTACGAGGCTAGCGAGATAAGCAGACCAGCAGCGCCAAAGAACATGAACACCAGATCCTGAGTGGTAAATCCAATGGCTGACGCCAGAGCTGCTACCCACGCGAAGAACTGCGTGAAGATGTTCCCTGAATCATTCATTTTCATGGTCTCTCACCTCGCTAAGTGCGGGTGCTGTTGCTAGAAATAAAAAAGGCTGCCAAACGGCAACCTTATGATGATCTAAACCTGCTTGAGCGCCCTTCTCATGAGGAGTGCAATAAATTAAATAATCCTTAAGAGAGCTATTTAACCCATTAAAATAATTAACTATTCAAATAGTTATTTATTGTTATCATTTGGGTTAAGTTAAAGAAAATCTTCTTAGGGATATAAGACATACAAGCGGGCATGCACTGGCTTTATTAATGCGGAGAGGATTGATGTCGTTCTCCGCACTTTTTAGTGCTTACATCTGGCTACCAATGCCACTAGTCAAGACATTAGTGCCAGAAACGCATTGAGACATTCATCCACCTCTAATTATGCCCACCCCATTCAGAAGATTTGAGTGAATAAAAAAAAAGCCCGCTTTTGAAGGCGGGCTAATGAGTTGACTATTGGTAAGGTAGGTGCGAGTAGTACCTATGCTCAGTAGTGAAACTGTATCGGCTGATTCACGTTTGGTTCAGGAGAACCACCTAGCATTCAGTAACTTTCACAACTTAAAGCGTAGCAGCAGTTAGCAAATACATAAAAAAAGCCTGCATTTTGCGGCAGGCTCTCAAGGAATTTGAAACTGTATTGTTGTTGTCATGGTGCCGGGTGCCTCCCGGTGTCTTTACCCCAGTCAGCAAAGACGCGTGCATACCTGCAGATAGCAGTTGACTGGAACGCCCTTTCGCTTAGAAAGGATTCACCACAAAAATAATTTACGCGCTAATCATTCTGTAGGTCAATCGGTTATTTCTGGACAAAAAAAAGCCCACTCAGCGAGCAGGCAACCAGACGTTAACAGCATGCACGCTGTTAGCAAAAGCACTGAGGACATAGTACTTCCATATCCATTCCACCGGATAATTAGAAGAGTAGCTCTAAAGGTATAAAGTGCAATAAATTCAGTGGAATATATTTTAGTGGATTATTGGTGGAGCAAGGGGGCCCGCGAGAACCTCAGCTTCTCCGTTGTCGCAGATGTCGTCACCCTGTGTCAGATGCCAAATACCATTAAAAGTAAGTCCTGTCTCAAGGTCTTCTGTAACACCATTGCTAAAGTAAGCAACCTGTACTCTGCCGTTGTGTTGAATCCAGTAATAGCCTTCTGTCATCATTCCCCCTCCTCTTTGATATAGAGATTATAAGAGGCAATGAATACTGATGATTTTAGTAATACTTAAATCGCTATTAAGCAAAAAGCCCCACGGGGTTAACCGCAGGGCTTTAAACGAAGGCAATAACCCATCGTTAGAGCAAAATTACCACAGATTCGGGAAAAGTAAATAGCTCACGATAAAATAATGCCCTACTTTGTTATCTGCTTGAGCTGCGCATCAGCCCAAGCCTCTTCGATATCAAACTTGGTGATGAGCTGGTCGTAGAATGGCTTAACAGACTTCTTCCAGGTATCGAGGCTGATTTCATCCGTTATCTGGCATACCGCGGCGTAAGCCTCAGTTGATGGGATTCGTTCATACCCCCGCCCGCTGCAACGCTTGCAATCGGCCATAACCGGAACACCCTGCTGTTCTGTAAGGGCCTGATTGACGGCTTTCCCGCGTCCATGGCAATCTTTACAGGCACAACTAACGACCCTCTTACCCTTACACTGAGGGCAGAGAACGCGTGCAACCTCCCTAACCTGCCTGTGCACCTCATAGTCGGAAGGACGAATATCTTCGACGCCCATTTGCAAAGACATCTTCACGAACCTCTTCTCTCTTGCCGGAGTGTGAGACTTCATGCTGAATACCTCAGCGTCAATGAACCCATTCCCATTGCAGTCATCGCACTGCTTCACGCTGGCGGCGCTGCGGGAATAGTCCTCGAACGCGAAGCTGGCCAGCTGATGCATTACCAGTGGCTTAAGCCCGGCGTCCAGTTTGCGCAGCGCAGCAACCCGATCGCATTTGGTCAGCGCGTACTGGGCCAGTAACTCGATCGCCCTCTCCCGGTCATTGTTGCTGATACCCATCTTCCCGAGAAAGGCGCTATAACCCAATGCTGCCCGTTCCTGCGTCATACCCATAGCGGCCATGATATCCGTTCCGGTTAATGAGTCTGACGCCGTAGCGCGCGGAGAGTCGCTAATCATCGTCGATTTGGCGAAGTGATATTTGAGGGTATTTTCAAGATTCATGCGGTCTCCAGCTCAGTAATGGTGAGTACTAATTTCCCGCCCTTAACGACAGGCATTTTCACAACGCGATAGTCGACAACCTGGCAGTCATCCAGCCAGAACCCCGCCCTGGTTAAAGCGTCAAAAGCTGCCTTCTGCAGGTTATCCAGATCGCGGCGCCGGCGGTCGGGCATGTGACATTCAATACGGATTTTGAGTGGTGCGGCCGTGCGGATATTAAGTCGGGCGCTTCGAATGACACTTTCGACCGCATGACGGTACGCGACGCCATCAGCGCTAATGTGTGTACGCCCGCGGTTGTGTCGGTAATATCGGTTATTGCTCGGCGGCCAGGGCAAAGTAATTAGATATGTCTTCACGCTCACCCCCACATCCTGTTTTTCCAGCGGCTATCCGGGCGCGCTGGAGTATTTGAGGTCGGAAGGTAAGCACTGACCGTCCAGGTTACGAAGTCCGGATTAAGGCCGCGCTCAACACGCACGCCGCGCGCTTTGTAACGCTTAACCAGTTCGTCGGCCTGTTCGGTGCTGCAATCGGTGTGGTGGAACCAGGTCTTCTTCATTCCATCACCCCGCAAAGCCAAGCAGCTGAGCGGCGACATTTTCGGCCTCATCGCGACTGCGGAATGAACGGGACAGGACCCAGCGCCAGAGAACATCGAGCGCAGCTTTATAGAGTTGCTGAAACTCGAGTTCGTCCATGTTGGCAAACGAGATGCTACGAGGATGCTTTTTGAGTGTGCCGTCAGGCAGCTGAATGGCATCAAAGTGCCCTGCTTCGACGATCACCCAGGAGCGGTAAGCGTCAAAGGATTTGCACAGGCTAATGCCATTTGTGACCCAGCGGTATGCAACCTGCTCAAGATAATGCTCAGCAGCATCGATCAGCGCGCCCTCATTGCCGGCATACGAAGCTAGGAACTTGGCGTAGCCAGTAATCAGCTTCCTCTCGTTACTCGAGATAGCCCCGCCGGTTGGTTCCCAGTATTCAAAACCGAGATTGAGAAGCGCGAAAAAGCGCCGATGAAATGCCGGGTTTCGTACCCGCCTGAACTCGGCAACAAGAATATCGCCGAGCCGGGTTTTTGATTGCAGGATATCCCTGGTCTCGGGCGTAGCCGGGATCAGTATTCCTGAATGGTGTTTGATAAGTTGTAATTCTAGCGCCATGGTTCTCTCCGTGGCGCATCAGGTATAGGTTGTTCAGGCCTATGAAAGAATAATATCAGACGGTGGTGTAACTCGGTACCCCAGTCGTTTTGCAAATTGCATAAACCCGTTGAGAGTGAATATTTCTTCCTCTTCGAGCAACGGTCGTAATGAAACTATTCCATTTACTCGATAAACCAGATATCTGCCCTCAGCCGGGAAGCTATAGATAACTGCTTTATCGGCCCTTCTGACCACGTCGTACCATTGATCATCTGCATTAAAGGCATCTGCACTACACACTATTTCCCCCAGAGCGACTTATTGACGCGGTAAACAGTAATCGGGAACAGCCAGGGGAACGCAAACAGCGATACTCTTTGAAACTGCTCCAGTGAAATTCACGCGATTAATAAAACCACTCGTCGGCGCTTTCCCAGGTCTCCTGCACGATTTGCTCAACCTCTTTCTTGTCGCCCCCGAAAACACTCAGACCATCATTGCTGGCACGCTTGATCGTTAGCTGACAATTATCAAACTGCTTGCTGAGCCTTTTGAGCAGTTCTGACTCTAGTGCAGGTATAGCTCCATCAGGAAGTTTCTTCATGCGATCAATGGCTAACTCGATTTTCATTTTTCCCTCCGCAATGAACACCTGTATGCATATACAGTATATTTATAAACGTATCTTACGGATTTTGCAACGATTAAAGAGTGTTAGAAGGATGGAGCGCTTCCAAGCTTGCAGGTATCGGTTTTAAGAACGATTTGGGACAGATCTCAGATTTGGTGGTCTACACAATAGTTATGTTGAATAGATTTCAGAGGAGTTTAGTGCAGTTTCACTACTAAATTGTGGTTTCGATATGAGATTTATAAAATGAAAATTCGTAAAGGCTATTATGGAGCTTGCTGTTACTAAGCAACAAATTTGTCAGCAAGCTCTAAAACGACATGAAACATTACCAGTGCGTAATGTAATCCAACCGGTTATCGAAATTTACTGAGATGCAGGCACTTTATCATCCTGACGGAAAGCCTCGATCCCGACTTTCTGACCATAAGAAAGTTCAAGTGTGTTACCATCAGGATCAGCGAAGAAGACATAATAACCTACCGGTTCGCCTGCCTGAACCGGTTCTTTTCGCAAGATGCCTTCCATTCTGGCCATCGCTACCTTATTGTCGATTTCTTCAATGCTTGTACAAGCTACTCCCAAGTGACCGAAATTACCCAGAGGGGTGTCAGTCACAGCATCAACCTGGACAAGGACAAGTGCAAAAGGGCGAGTTCGGTCACTTAACCACGCGACTTTACGTACCTCCGGAAGATCAGGCTCTCGCCTGTGTACGACTTCCATGCCAGCATAACGGCTATAGAAATCAATACTTTTTTCCAAATTTCTAACAACAAACGCAACGTGCGTAAAACCTACATCAATATCTTTCATTAGGCTAATCCTTTGACTATCTCCAGAGTCGCCATCTTAAAAACTCAAGTTAGCTTGAGGTCAAGAGCCTTTCAATCTATGCTTTTGCTGGATTTCTTGCACGTATTGTTCAATGCCGTTCAGGGTTGCGGCGTATGCTAACTCCAGCTAAATGAAGATTTAGCCTGCTACGCAAAGAAAAAAGAACTCAGTTGAGATGCGGTAAACGGAGCAGGCTTAAATAGTTGGTCTCATTTTCGCTCACACATCCCCATACCCTCCTACCAGCTTTCATCCAATCATATTTGGCTTTTAAAGCTCAGCTGGTATCGAGCAGTCAGCGATACTTGCGCAGCAAACGTGCCGCGCATATACAGTGCTGGCTTACCTTTTATCAAACGTGCTCACGCCTGTATCCCCTTCCCCCTTGCCAGGTTAATTCTGTCAATGCATTCCCTTAATGCTTTGACTTGCTCAGGGGTGAGTTCAGATTCATCAATTGTGGCCAACAGAGCGTTGAGGGAGCGCTCAATATCGTTTTTAGTCAATCGTAAACAGATAACCTTAACCCAACGTGGCGAGAACTTGCTTAGGCCGATTGCTCTTGTGATACGTAATTTCATGAGATGCCTCTTAACCGCCAGTGGTGGCGATTTGTAACTCGGTTATAACACACAGTGGAGAAGACTTATGTGATTATTTCGCCATAGAAATTTCTAAGGGTCGTTTAGCCTGTGCAATCAGGCTTTCAGAAAACATCGAAGTTGGTTTTCCTGCATGACAAAAGTGCCATGGCATAACCCAAAAGCGGCTAAATCAACTGTAGGTAGTTTTTACGATCATATACAGGCTGTAATGTCAGCTTTGTGCCAACAGTGGAAATTTCCTACAAAATCAAGACTTTTGGCGCAATTGGGATACTAAACATTCTCATTACGTTACGAACACTGCAGATGCATAAGGATTGAGTTGAATTTGTCATTTGTGCCGCAGCGACGGAAAATGCATGTATAGAGAGTTCCTATCTTGCGGCTGGCTTATGTATCTATTATTTTGTCCAAATAGAAGCAATAGTTAATAGAACACTTGAGGACATCTCTCTTTTAAATGTTGAAAAACCGCTTTGCCGGTAGAGGCTTCGACTTTTGTGGAGATTCAAGAAATGGTGGTCTGCCAGCCTAACGGGTCTTTAAGGTGATATCGGAGGAATTCCTTGAGTCATTTCCGCCATTCTTATCTTTTGTGTTACCTGGATAGACATCATAACCTCACATCTCTAATTTAATTTTTCAATCTTCAGGCTCCCAAATTTGGGAATCTCCGATAAAAAAGGATCTTTAGCGGTAAACAAAAACATGATATTTTTATGGTTGATAGAACAACTCTCACACTTAAAGTTAATGAGTGAGCTCAGGAATAGTAATGATTGATGATATCCGTTACCTGATTGTTTTTGCAAAAATTGCGCAAGCTGGGTCGATTTCAGGTGGTGCAGAGGCTTTAGGGCTAACTACCGCGACAGCAAGCACACATCTCTCCAAGCTGGAGAAAAATTTGGGAAGTGCCTTGCTATATAGAAACACGCGCAAATTATCGCTGACCCATTATGGTGCAAGTTTGCTCGAAACTGCTAACTCTATGTTAGAACTATATGAAAAGGGTTTTATCGAATTCAAACAGCGTTCAATCTCAACAAGCAATAAGCTGAATCTTTCCATTCCAGCAGTTTTTATAAATAGTTTATTCACTCGTCACCTTGCAGAATTTATAAAGGAACATCCGGACGTTTCCCTGAATATTTCTTATTGCGACACTCGTAAAGATATCATTGCCGATAGTATAGATATTGCATTTAGAATTGGCGAGTTGCCGGATAGTACACTCAAAGCACGGCATCTTTTTGTATTGCCCCGACACGTAGTTGCGTCAAAGAAACTTCTATGCAATTACCAACCTGTCAACCATCCTGGTGACTTAGAAAAAATGCCCTGGATTGGTCTGAGCATGCTGCAGAACAGTCGAGAGTTCAGACACAAAAATGGAGAGGTAGCTTTAATTAAGTATACGCCATTGGTTTACGTTGATAATGTTGAGGCTGCCTACAATCTCGCAAAACATCAGATTGGAATCGCGGCTCCTCCTTGCTATCTCAGTAAAGAGGATATCAAGCGAGAAGACATGCAATTGCTTCTCCCTGACTGGTCATTGGAACCACTAAAAGTCTACGCGATCTGGCCTTCCAATATATCTACTAGCAGTATCGCCTACACGCTAATCAATAAGATTTACAACTCATTTGAATCCAAAGCATTATGATTAATTTAAGGATTTGGTATTTAAAACGAATAACCCCTGCCAGCAGGGGGGGGGTAAATTTACCATTGGGCCAAAAGCATGTAGAAGGCAGAAGCAATCAGTATTCCACCCATGCAAAAATTAAAAGCACGGATGCGTCCAATGCTATTAAGCAATTTTGAGACATTCTTTCCAAGGAAAGCCCATGCAGCTAATGATAGGTAGCACACAAAGAAATATATCATTATGAAGATTATTAACGAAACGTTATTTGAAGGTTCAGAAAACAATACTACTCCAGATGCACAGGCAATCCAGGCTTTGGGGTTGAGCCATTGAAGCAAAAAACCCTGAATAAAACCAGGCGCCTCTGAATTTGTTAATGATAATTCAGGTCGTGATGAGGCAATCTTATAACCTACGTATATTATAAACGCTGAGCCAGCCACGTTGAGATATTTAAAGAAAAAAGGATATTTCTCAATTGTAGTGTAGAAACCAAAACCAATGACTATAAGTAATAGCGTAAATCCTATTGTTGCACCTGAGACGAATGGGAAAGTTTTTCTAAATCCATAACTAGCTCCCGATGATATAATAACCATATTAACCGGCCCTGGCGAAATTGACATAGTGAGGGAGAACAAAAACATTGTGAAAATTAAAATCATTTCTTCTCCATATGCTTTATATAATAAAGCGTTTATATTTAACGACCACACTCCTGACTATCTCCATAGTCTATAGAAAAAAACAGCCAGATAAAATAGATTTTCTAAAAGAGTGTATTTGATTTTTTTAAATAATCTTTTGAAAAAATGTTGGAAATCCAATTGGCTAATTATTATTTACAAGTATCGCATGTTCAGCTATCAACAATTACCCTTTAGCTACTTAGTAATCAATACTGTTTAATGGCCGCCTCTCGCTCATAGCGGACCATTTCCTCCCTATGCCCTACCATCGGCTTTCATCCGCTGATATTTGGCTTTCAAAAGCTCAGCCGGTGTCGGCCCCTTCGGCGATACCGGCGTTGCCAGCGCCCGCCGAATAGGCGGAATCGGCTTTCCGGCTATAACCCGTTTTCCCCACATATCCAAAATATCGCTGGCCTCGCGCTCGAGCTCTTTCTGACACAACTGGCCATCGGTTCCGCGGCGACGCAACTCGAGGCAGATGTGATAGTAAAGCGGCTTCGGCCAGGGATACTGCTCACTGCTCGGGTACCGGAATACCAGCTTACGCCATTTCCAGTATTCAGCCATGACGTCAGCAGTGGTGATCCCCAGCACGCAGCGCCCTTCCCTGCACCACTTGATGAACTGGCCTGGCGAAGGCAGAAATGGTCGCTCCTGACGGCGCACCATGCGCATGCCGGCTTCAACCTGCTCTAGAGTGGTGATCCCATTTTCTTTGAAGGCCAGCACCCACTGGCGGCGGATTTCGTTCACGTCCTCCTGACTACGATTGACCAGGCTCGCGGGGAACGCGGCGGCCAGCTGTACGAATAGCCCGTTGATAATCTGCGCCACCTGCTGCGTTTGCTCGCGCTCGGTATACTGCTCAGGCAGGCTGTGCGCCACACGGCGAGCCTGTTCCCGGTCAAAATTGAGAATGCTCTCGGCAATGTTTTTCATTCCAGCACCCCGTCAATCCAGTCGGTGTTATGCAGGTCGATACCGCCCCGGGAAGGTTTTACCGCTCCGGTTGCGCGCAAACGTTTGGTGGTGAGCTGATCCCACTGCTTTCGCAGACTCGAGGGGCTCAGGATGTTGTCTTTCCAGAACTCGTCCCGGTTGGCCCACTGGAACAGGTCACAAATTTCGTAGTGTGTGCGCTTGTCCTGGACACGCATCAGCCTGATGGTGTTTGCCCATTCAGCCCAGTTTGGCTCAGATAGCGATGCGTTGACGGTGAGAAGCCTGTCGTAAATCCAGCGAGCGGCCTTGAGGTCGTCAGCGGATCCCCATGATTTACCTGCCGGAGTGTATATCCCGGCGGCAGCTTCTGGATGACGAGAGAGAAACTTTTGAGTTTTCTGGTTTCGGGATTCGTCAGAATTCCGAGACGAGGATATTTTATTATTGTTCTTGTTATAGTCTTGGGTGTCTACCGTTTCCGGGAAGGTTTTTCCCGTTTTCGGTAAAACTTTTCCCGATTTCGGGAAGACTTTTCCCGTTTTCGGTTTGTCTAAAATCCATGCGGAAAGGTCAGTATTTATACCGACCGTTTTCATCACGCCCTGCTTCTGACTGAAGATAATTTTGCGTTCTGCGAGTGATTTGAGCGCATCCGAAACGTGGGAATCACTCAGCCCTGTAAGCTCAGCGATAACCGTGTTTGTAACGCGGTCCTGTTTCTTGTTCCAGCCGTAGGTAAGCCAGATCACCGCTTCAAAACACTGCCACTCACGGCCTGACATTCTCAGACGAGGCTTGAGCTGTTGGATCTCGTTAGCGACCTTGGTATACCCATTCGACAGGTCGGCCATACGACCTCCCGGTTGTTCGGTTCTGTGGGGGAAATTGATAATTTCAGCTGTGTTTGACATACTTAGCTCCGCAATTACACTCCGTTTTGCACCTGAAAGCCGTTGGTGTTCGAGCACCGCGGCTTTCGCCTTTTCAGAAGTTTTCACATTGCCCCCAGCATGGTTGTAACCATCGCCAGCAGCGGCGCCGTTAGGTCAGGGTCGACTCTGAACATTTCGAAAATCCCCTCGCCTAACTCCTTCAGCTTTTCCTTCTTCGGTGCATCGAGCATCAGAGCTTGTTTCGCCTCACTCACCTCTTTTTCTAATCTGGCCATGCGATACGCAAACGAGTCGTTCTTTACGACGCGGTCGCGGTATCTAAGCGGCAATACAGACATGATCGCGGGCACCAACTGCTCGACGTTTCTACGGTAGGATGCGGAGTCTTCTTTGTTGTCGAGCCAGCGGAACAGCTTCACATTCCAGACATCGGCCTGGCCTGAGAAGTCCACTCCATCAAGTTGAAATTCTTCCGCCGCTTCTTGGATTTGAAGTGCAACAGCTACGCGCCCTTCTGCCGCTGCCCACGCTCGGACCGCAGAGCAGATATCGCGATGCTCAATTTCTTGCGCTGCTGATTCGCTTTGATGACACGGGAATATCAGTGGATTAGAGCAAGCTCTGCTACTCTGTTGAAATGAAAAAGTTTGCATGGTTAAGGCTCCTGTTTAGGTAAACCATCTGTGGGATTTGGGTAGAGATCTGGACGTAGTTCATGCGGAGTTACTCCTGTCATTTTGAAAATGGGAAAAATGTAATGCGGGGGTACCACCCCGTGATCACGATTCTTCCAGTGGCTCACGGACATACTTGTTACTCCAAGCGCAGTGCTTAATTTCCTAGCTGATCCAGCAGCTCTAATTGCTTTATCAAGTGCGGACATTTTCTTTACCTTCATATTAAAAGTCAGAGTAAACCACAGATTTACACCCAATGCAAACCTAGAGTGTATTGCATGTATAAACCAAATATTTACAATGCCGATATGAGAAAAGAAGAACCCAACTTAGTATTGGTGGATCGCCTCACAGAAATCACTAACCGAGGCATCACCAAAGCAGATATGGCGCGCATAGCCGGAGTCACTCCTCAGGCCGTTAACGGCTGGTTCAAAAAAGGCGTAATTAGTAAAAAATCCGCACTTGCTATAGCAGATTCAGTAGGAGTATCCGTTGCCTGGCTCCTCGGCGAGGACGTCGGCGAAAAAAATGGCATCAAACCTGACGAACAACGATTGCTTGAGCTCTATCGCCAACTGCCTGAAGAAGAAAAGCAAAATATGCTTCGCATCTTTGCGCTTCGTCTAAAAGAACTTGATGAATTGTATGAGAAGTATATGAAAGGCCGTTTAAGAAATAATGGAGAGTGATTAACAGCCTTATATGTAGATATCACTGATTACTCCAAAACAAACACTTGAATGTCATTACTATCAACGTTGTTGGGATATTCCAAACAGTGAATCGCTTCATCTGAAAAATAGATTGTTTAGTGATATAATTAAGGAACTAATTATGGCTACACAGCGTACTTCTGGAGATGTGACTTTGCCTAAGTCAATTTGTTTTTTCAACCACAAGGGTGGAGTAAGTAAAACGACTACAACCTTCAATCTTGGATGGAGCATTGCAAGCAAAGGCAAGAAAGTCTTAATGGTCGATTTGGATTCTCAGTGCAACCTAAGTGGAATGGTTCTGGGTTTTGAGAAGATGGACGAAGGCCTTGAAAGCTTTTACGAGAGTCGTGAAAACTTGACGATGGGGCCAATTGTCGATTACCTCATCAATGGTGGTCAACCGGAGACTTATCTTTCCCAAGATAAAGGAAAGCTAACTCCAACATTAAATGATAATCTTTTCCTTTTACCGGGACATTTAAGCGTCTCTGATCTTGATTCGCAAATCAGTGTTTCCCTTAAGATCGCTGCAGGTATCCCAGCAACAAGAAACATTCCTGGCAACCTTCCTAAACTGTTGCAACTTGTAGCTGCGCATAATGAAGTTGATTATATTTTGTACGACCTTAGCCCGAATGTTGGCGGTTTAAATGAAGTAATGCTTATGTCTAGTGATTACTTTATTGTCCCTACTGCTCCTGACTTCTTCTGTTGGCAAGCTGTAAGTTCACTTTCGACTAATATACTCAAATGGTATCGTGAAATCCGTAATTTCAAAGAACAAAATGAATCGCATGCAAGCGCAGCTAGGTCGATCGGAAACAGTCCTAAATTCTTAGGGACGATCCAGCAAAGATATCGACCTCGTAACGGTTCTCCAGCGAAGTCCTTTGAGAAATGGATTGATAACATTAGCCAAGCCGTGGATAAGATCTTGGTTCCTCAATTAACAGATTTAAACTGTGTTATGCCAAGAGAGAAAGTACAAGAGGCGTTAACTCAGACTGAATCAGAATTAGCGGCCTATAATCTGGCCCATATTTCTGACTTCAACTCGTTGATAGCTATTAGCCAACGTTTATCAACACCTGTATTCTCATTAACGAATCAACAAATTGCCGAAGCGGGTCAATTTGGTCATGCATTAAACACCATGCGGGAAAGCCGTGACCAATTTGCTTATCAGTTCGACAAGTTAGCCGACCGTATTCTTATTCTCACCGCATAATTTACTAACCCGGCTCAGGCCGGGTTTTTTCTACCCTGAACCGCTAAGCAAAATCCATCCCTCATTTCCTCCCTACTGAACTCAATATCTTTTTGCCTTCCTCATATCGTTATCTTCACAAAAAACGAAATGTAAACTGTAGATTTACACCGTCATGAAACTTATGATTGACACAAATATAAACCAGTGATTTAATCATTATCACCAAGACGCACTACGAACCACCAAGGCAGGACGCCCACGAAGTAGCCGCCGACGGCATACGAACAGTCGGATGAGGTGGAGAGATTAACGCGCATCAGGTGTAAACGTTCCGCTGGCCGGCGATAAGGTAAACGAGGGTGAGAATGATTGATTTCGCACGCAAACCAGGACGGCAGCAGGCTGTAAAGCTGAACTTCTTCGAGGTGATTCTTCGCCGCCTGTGCTACCTGCTGGCGCAAAAGGGGAATCCAGATGTGTAACTCAACGAAATGCGGGTACTGCGGCAATCCGGTTAAATCGGAAGAAGTAGTCAAAAGTACCCTTCTCTATCGCAACTGCGCACAGCTGGCGCGCAAAGAAAAAGAATACTGCTCTGAACGTTGTGCTTCATACGACCAGATGGCCCACGAGGCATAACGTAAAAGCCGCGCAAGGCGGCCCGTACGTCCGGTGCTCCCGACCAAAGTTACACCGGAAAACTACTTACAAAACCAAAGTTCACCCAATGGGCGCTATCTCTGGCCCGGGGATCTTACATCCAAAAAAGAGGATCTCACATGGAATTTTTCTATGTAGTTAAGGCTACGCAGAAATCTGGCAAAGAAGACGCAGTGATTTGGTTCACTGCGAAATCAGAAGCCCGTGCAAACCTGCAGCTCGATGTTGAGCTGGAAGATGCTGGTATTGAAACCGGCCGCGGTAAGGATTACGCCAAACCGGTTCGCACCGATTTCCCTGTTTACAACGATCTGCCTGAAGAAAGCACAGTCGATTACACCTGGTGCAAACGCTACGAACTGCAGGACGATGGACGAACCTGGCTGCCAAAGGCTGGTACTGAGTCGACTGGTGCCGTTGACAACACAGCCGAACCGGAAACGACCGTTCAAGTCGAAACTACCTTCGAGAGTGTCCCGCTCGAAAACCGCACTCCAGCGGTCCGTTTTGCCGTCCACCTGACCAGCGACAAATACCACTCACATATCACTAAAGAGCAGCAGCTGGCTGCCAGCGAAATGTCACTGGATGAAGGCAACACCTATCTCCAGAACCTGCTGCTGGCGAAGAACGACATCCCTGACGTTGCCGAACTCAGCCTGAACGCTGAGTGGAAACTGGTTCAGGCGATTAAGCAGGTCTTCTCGCCAGATGAAGAGCACGAAGCTGAAGTTATCGCTGCATTCATGGCTGACTGGGCGAGAGCAGATGCCAGCGATCGCAATCAGTTGATTGAAGAGTGGAGAAGCGGAAAGCTTACTCTTCTCAAATCAGAAAGCACCAGCGACGCCGACGTTACAACTGGTCAGGATCTAAAACCTGAAAACGGTATTCAGATTGACGAGAATGATGACGAAACCACACGTTATCCAGTCGTTCGTATGCCGTTCCGGAAGCAACTACTCGCCCAGTTCACCGCCAACGAACTGCGCCACCACTTAACCCGCGAAGAATACGAAGGTATCAGCGCGCTGGAAATGGACACTGACAACGGCTACGTCCAGAACCTGCTGCTGTCGGCAGAAAACTGCGAAGAGGTTAAGGGTTACGATACCAAAGACCTTTGGCGCTATACCGACGCCATTCGCAAGGTGTTCAGCCAGGAGAAGCGCCACGAACTCGCTTTGGTTCTCCGTTTCACCCGAATCTGGGCGGCGACTGATTATATTGACCGCGGCATTCTCGTTCGCGAGTGGGCAGCCGGTAATCGCATCAGTAATGTTCAGCGCACCGATTCTGGTACTAATGCCGACGGTGGCTGTGTAACGGATCGCGGCGAAGGTGCGCACCACACTCTGGACACTCTCGATCTTGAAATTGCCTGTGCCCTACTGCCTATGGACTTCCACCACTTCGAAATTCCTTCGAGCGTGTTACGACGCGCCAAAGAAATTGTGGCCAAGAAAGAAGAGCCATGGAAGTCATGGAGCACAATCTTACGCAATCAACCAGGCGTACTGGCGGTGAACCGTGCGGCAATCTTCAATCTTATCCGCATCGCGCCAGAAAACATCCACCACACGCCAGCGGCTCATCTTGAGTTTGTGAATAAAACCATGACGGCTGAGTTTAACTCTACTGTGGAGTTGCTGCCGCTGTCTACTCCGGCTGTTGAGACCGAAGCACCTGTTGAACAACCGCAGGTTGAAAATCTCGGCAGCGGCATGTTCTCCATCGATGGCCTGATGGGAGGAAATACCGCCCCGGTCATCGATATCCCCTCAAATGAAGTCGAAAAAACGGAAAACACAGCGGAGACCACCAGCGATGTGCAGATGGAAACGGCTAAGCCAAAGAAAGTCGAAAATACTGATCCGGTACAACCAGGCGAAGGCGCTGATGCAGCTAATACGCAAGCAGTTACCGTAGCGCCGGAAGAGCAGCAGTCAGAGCCAGTAATCGAATACCCGGCTTACTTCGAGCCAGGCCGCTACGAAGGCCTGCCGAATGACGTTTACCACGCAGCGAACGGGCTCAGCAGCACGCAGATTAAAGATGCTCGCGTCAGCCTTATGTACTTCAATGTACGCCACGTTGCCAAAACCATTTCCCAGCATGATAACCCGGCTTTCATTTTTGGTCGCGCCACACACAGTTTTGTGCTGGAACCAGAAAAATTTTCTGATAACTACGTTCTGCCAGAAAAAATGCCGGAAGACGTGGTATCCACGACAGGAGAGATGGTTGCGATCATCAAAGAATACAACGCAACGCTGCCTGCTTTAATGACCCCGGATGAACTTAAGGCATGGATTGAAGAATACAACGGCAACCTCACGCCTCCGCTTTCACTGAGTGCAGGTGCCGAGGAGACCGCTAATTCATACATGTCTCTGCCGGAAGAATTTCAGCGGATACCAGCGGAAACAAAACCATCCGCTACAGCAATGAAAGCATGTATCAAAGAATACAATGCCAGCCTGAAACCGATGCTTAAAACCAGCGGCACTCGTGATCAGTTGCTGGATCAGATAGCAACTGTAGCACCTGAGTTCGCTGAACAGGAGCGCGCAAAGTTTATCCCTTACAACGTCAGCGGCACTAAAGAGCAACTGTCCGAAATCGTTCGCACGATCCGCCCTGACGTAGTCTTTGCCGACGACTGGCATGCACAGCAGGAAGCGGCAAATGCAGGTAAAGAGACGATAAGCGTTGAGATGTACGAGCTGATAAAAAATATCAATGATGCTCTTCAGTCCAATAACGATGCCAGCCGCCTGTTAAACCATCCAGCCAGGCAGTCTGAGGTCAGTTATTTCGGGTTCGATGAAGAGACCGGGCTTGAGGTGCGCGTTCGTCCTGACATAGAGATCCGCCTCCCTTACGAAAGCATCTGCGCTGACCTGAAAACGGTAAGTCTTGGGTATGTGCGCCAGGACAAACTGAAAGACCGACTTCATCGTGAAATTATCGACCGCGATTACCACCTAAGCGCAGCGATGTATTGCGATGTTGCAGGATTGGATAAATTCACCTGGATCTTCGTGAACAAAGACCCCGGTTACCATTGGGTAGCTGTGGTGGATGCTTCCCCCATGCTGCTGGAGCTGGGTCGCAAAGAATACCGCCGGGCACTGCGCCAGATTGAAGAAGCCATGGAGACAGGCTACTGGCCTGCACCAATCACTGAAGCCTACACCGACGATCTGAATGATTATGACACTCGTCGTCTTGAAGCACTGGATGCGGAATAAGGAGAAACAATATGTCTAATATGCTCATTGATATAAAAGCAAACCTTGACCGCGAACTTGTTCCGGTTCAGTCATTGCTGCCTGCACATGTCAGCTTCGACCGATTCACTAACGCCGCAGCAGTAGCTCTGGCTGCAAATAATGATCTGTATAACGCCGATCGTCAGTCCGTTATCAATGCCCTGACTGCATGTGCTAAAGACGGGCTTATTCCGGACAACCGCGAAGCGGCGATGGTGGTCTACAAGAAAAAACAGGCAGACGGCAACTGGAAATTAATCGCCCAATATATGCCGATGATTGATGGCGTTTTAAAACGAGCTCGTCAGTCGGGTGAAATATCGATTATTGCAGCTCGTGCAGTTTACGAGAAAGATAAGTTTCGCGTCTGGCTTGATGACAGTGGAGAACATATCCACTACGAACCAACATTGGGTGCCCGGGGCGAGATGATCGGGGCTGTCGCATATGCACGGATGAAAACAGGGGAATTTCAGTTCGAATGGCTGAATCTTGACGACATTGCAAAAGTTCGCGCCGCCAGCAAAAACAGCGATAAGGGTCCGTGGGTTGACTGGTATGAATCCATGGCGCGCAAATCTGCTGCACACCGTCTCTGCCGCCGTCTGCCAAATAACTCGGAAATTATGGAGATGCTCGAGCGTGGAACGGAAATGGTCTGGCAGAAGGAGAAAGACATTACGCCACCAGCTGCTGGCGCACCATTGATCGAGCAGGCTGATAGAGGGTATTCCGATCAGGAAGGAAGTTTTGATGCCGAAATCATTGCCGAAGAATTCCGCCAGCAGATCTCATCTGCAGAAGTTGCAAATGAGGCCAAGGAGATAGGCTCCAGGATTGACGCGTTAAAAAATGAACTGGGCGCAAATCTTCATACAGAGCTTAAAAATAAAGCTCTCGGTCGTTTCCATCAAATCAACGCCAACAACAAAATTGCGGATCTCATTAATGGGCTGCCAAAACCAGGAAGCGAAGAAGCTAAATCTGCGTTTGCAGACGTAGAGAAGAAGCTGGAGTTCCTGAAGCCTCGCCTTGGCGATGAATTGTATCAGGGGTATCTCACCAACCTGGCGGATATGAAACCGGAATACGTGAACTAACGAGATTGGGAGGGGAAACCCTCCCTCAAGGAGAAGAAATGCGACTGATTAATCGCAGTAAGCAATCCCCTTTGGCTCGCCAGGCATGTGATGCCGCTCTCGCGAAGCACGTCGAAACTTACGGTGAATTCGCCAGACAGAAAACCAAGACCACATACACCGTAGTGGTTGATGGAATAAAGGTAACAGTGGAAGTCGTTAACCGCCGGGCCAGCTACGTTGCGACAGCCATGAATGGTGCCCGCAGGCTGCGCAATCTGCCGGGACAATGCAACTGAGAGGTGCAATATGAATGAAACAACTTATACGAATGTTGATATCTTGATCACCAGTGAAGTTTTATCAAGATACAAAATTTCGCGGAGCACGCTGTACTTTTGGAGCACCCCTTCCAGAATGCCGGCATATTTTTCACAACCATTTCCGAAGCCGAAGATAAATGGAAGCCCGAAGCGCTGGAGACTTTCAGACCTCCTGGAGTGGGAAGAAAAAGTGGGCATCAAACCAGAGGATGACCAACCAGTTTCTCCAAATGGTTCTGCCATACCGCAAGCCAATGGCGCTGATCATCAATGTAGTCATGCAGGTTATACCTCGCCATGA